AGTAGCCAAAGGCATTACCAAGTGTACGAACATCAATGGTATATTCCTTACCAGAAATGTCACCACGAGGCAGGTCAGTTGCTTTACCAGCAATGATTGCAGTCTCACCACGCTTGTCATAGCTGCGGTAGGTGATCTGGTTAATACCTTCACCACCCTCTGTATTAAGGTCAAAGCATACACGACCCATAAGATCTGGGTAGAGTACGTCATAGCTTTGTGCCTGAATGTACTCAAGCTGTCGCTGGAAGAATACACCTTCATCATCATTGAGGAGTGCACCCTGGTTAATTAGGTTCTCAACTGCGTCATTAATAACATACTCAACGGTTTCGCTCAAGACTGGCTGTCGAGCTTCGTCAATAGCAAAAGTTTTTACTGTCTTAGCCATTTTATTCTTTCCTGTTTTAAATTTAGATTGCTAGGTTAATGTGCTATTATGCAATGTCGATGCGGACTTTGATTACATCACCAGCAATGCCAGCTTCATCAGCAAATACATTGTTAGCAACAGATTCACCAGCAACAGTGCCAGCAGCAGCAGTACCACCTACAAATAGGCCAGTAGCTTCATTAACTACTAAGGCTTCACCAGCCACAGCAGCATGGTCAGTAATCTTAACATAGAGGTAGCCTTCTCGGATAATGGAGACAGACTCAGTTTCTTTGTATACTGTGTCATTACCAGTAGAAGGTCGGCTACCAGCTTCATGGTTGTACTCTCGCTGGGAGATAGCAAATACATCTGTAAAGCTAGTAGCTCCAATCTCAGTGGAACCAATGGCGATGCCACGAGCTACAGAGGTGTTACGTTGCACTGCTTTACCAAAGCCTACGTCTGATCCTACCAACACGCCAGTTTGAACTACGCGAGGGCCACTATCAACCAAATCGCCTTCATAGCCATTTGCAGTGTAGATGTTAAAGTTTTGAGTGGTCATTATTGACTGTCCTTATTGGATTTATTACGGTTAATCATAGCTTGGCGAGCTTCAGCTACGGGGTCTGTGGGTTTAGCATCCACAGTAATATGAGTACTTTGCTCTTTAAAGATTTTACTCATAGGTGTTTCGCCTTTAGAGTGATCTACTAGAATCTCGAACATGGCATCAAAATAAGCCTCGCTCTTTCCCTTAAGGTCTTTCTCCGGCATCTGATCAATTACAACCATACGCTTGATTTCACTTACTGACTTGGAACCTAGATCCCGCATGTCAGCAATAAGTCTAGCACTCTCTAGTGTATCACAACGCTCGATAACACCCTGAGTGGCAGCTAGTTCTGCATCTACAAGCTTTAACTTGGTAGAGGTAAGCTCTACGTCTTTAGTTTCAAGTTGGCCATTGGCATCTACCAACAAGTCTGACTTAACTAAGAGTTTAGACTCTGTTTCTGTCAAAGCTTTGTCCAACAACTTAATAGTCTCAACCAGAGTAGCTCCATCGGCTACCTCAACATTGACACGTTTAAGTACTGCAGAAGATTCTTTGAGACAATCTGCCAACTTTGCTTTCAGTACAAGGGACTCATCAGTCAGCTCTAAGGCTTCATCAGAAATACGGCAAGAAGAACCTGCACGACCCTTATCCACGATAGCAATATGGTTAGCACGAATGTTACGCTGGTAATGTTTACCATCAACCAGCTCAATGTCACAGGTGTAACCGGCAGATAACTCCTGAGTACCACTTTCCAAAGCATCAATAGCCTCTTGTGCAGCAAGGATAAGTACACCACCAAGGGTATCTTCATCACGAGTTGGCATACCTTCAAGCATACCCACTTGCAGATCTTTTGAGTTATCTGAAGTTAGTGGGATAGGTGATCCATCCTCATTCTTTGGGTGCCCAATTGTAACAGGGGCACTTCGGAAGCTCTCAATAGAGGCTTCATCAAATACATCTGCTTCATCCCGGTAAACAGTGACAACTGCTTTGGGGTCAGCATCTTTAATGCCAAGTTGTTTTGCTGAATATAGTTGTGTTCCTGTACGAGCAAACTTACATGGAACGTGCATCTGTCCCGCATCAGTCAAAGTTCGATTGGTAGGTACACTGATTCTATCTTCTAACGTAACACCAACTAAGGCTTCATCAGTCAGTAGCAAATTGCTAATTACTTTATTGGCCATTATTAGCTCCTATTTAGTTTTTGTTTCTGTTGTGGGAAGTTTGCCAACCACAGCACTTTGCTCCACACACCCATGTTTCTTAAGTTCTGATAATCCAGAGTCCAAATTTAACAGACCGCTAGTTACCATTAGGCTGACACTCTCAGTCTTCTTAGCTAGCCTATCAGTTTTCTGAGCTGCGCTTTCTGGAAATATGCAGTTCCACTCATAGTCAAACTCTTCTTCCCCAATATTAAAGTGGGCAGCTAGTAACTTGTCTACTACCTTTAACCTTGAGACAAACACATCCTTATGGAGTCCTTGCAGGGTTTCAATATAGTTAACTAAGTCAGACTCTCCAGTAGCATTCATGCCTTCTGGAGAAGCCGATAGGAATCTAGTAGCTGGGATAGACACTGAGGCCGACACCATCTTCAAATACTCCCATATAAGATCTTTAACTCCTGAGAGCTGAATCTTTTTCTGGTCAAATTCCTCTGTACTATCCAAGATAGATACACCAAACACTGACTTAATAGTCTTCCAATCGGAGAACCTACCAAGCATTGCTGTAGTACCTGCATCAGATTCCAGTATGTTAGCAAGACCTTCTACCTTAATAACATCTGTATTGGCTTCCTGTACCATTTGTGCGGCTGCAAAGCTGGCTGTGTGGAAGTTATCTATCTGTGGCATTAAAGGTATTAGTACGCTATCACTATACCACAGGTTCCTCTGTCTCTCATAAATGGGAAGCTCAGTTCCCTCGAAACGAATTAACCGGTCTTTGTGTATAGGTGATGTTGTATTAACAAACTGATAGTGATCTGGCATACCAAAGGTTACACTCATTGGCCTCTGATCAATCTCACCAAGAGTTACAATACGAGTTCTATCAACAACATGCATAGACCTTAGACATCCCGGTCTTAAGTTGTTCCAGTTTACTGGCTTGTCCGTAGTCCTGCCATCATCAATATCTAAGACAACAAAACTTGTACCGTACAACCTAGCCCATTTGTAGGCCTCTCTAAATATTTTATCTACTTCAAACTCTTTGTCTGCCTCAACTGCATTCTCTCCAGCTAACTTACGCCATTCCCTAGTCAAGTCTTGGGGTATGATTTGGCATACCTTCTGGCTCAACCAATCTTCTCTGTATCTTGCACTGAGAGTAATATGGTCATAGTTCTTACCAGAGTGATTCCACTGGTTGTGAACTGCCTTATCCTTTGCCGTACCAAGTCCAGTGGCTAGATTAGATAGTCCATCAGCCAAGGCAGCTAAGGAGACCTTGTTAGTAATGGAAATATCTCCTTTCAGCTCTTTATCTGCCATTATGTTTCCTCAAGCATTAGCTTTGTTATGTGATTACTACCACGTTACCCTTCCCCCTTCCATATAATGTACCCGTTCCGTGTGAGCTAGTTAGCCCATTCTCTGGAGATATAACTACTCCAACCTGTTCCTCTGTGGGAGGGTTTGGTGTCCTTGTCCATTCTTGCCTATGGCTATTTACATTTTGAGCTATGAAATCTGTCTCTGCTGTAATTAGGGTATAGGTCGAACCTAACTCTACTATTTCTGTTGCCATTACTCATCCTATTAACTTATTACTGTTGAGTCACTACCTGAATAAACAGGCAGGCTAATTACATCGCCATTGATAGGGCGACGGTATGTTACTAATCCAGTTTCTGGGTCGACGACTGCGACATCCTCTAGATAGTTAACTATCTGCGACTTGATAATAGACTGAAAATACCGGTGCTTGCGCTCGAACACATCATCGCCATTACCATCAACACCTGTCTTAACTCTGAATAGGTATGACTCTTTAATGCCTATCGCTACCCAGTTCAGGCCATGTTTATCAAAGAATGTTTGCTGAGTAGCTACGCTGAACCTCTTAGACATGCGTAGATAGAGAACAGCTTTGCCATTGTATACCCTTGTACCCAGTGCAGGGAATGCTGGGAATGTGGCTTTGTGCTGGATGAGCTTGCGAACAATAGCCGAAGGGTT